TGCTTACATAATCTCCTTCAGTAAATGCTACTTTAGCCAAACCTTGCGAAGAGATTTCCAAAGATGATGTAGATGAACCTTTGTTAGCCAATAGAATAGCTTTCAAATACTTAGCTGAGAATGCAATTGGTGAAACATCACCTTCACATTTACAATCAACTGAGATTGAGATTCGGTTAGAGTTGATAGAAGAATATCCTAAGATGATTTCTCCTTTGTTATCTTTACAAGTAAATGTAAATGTATCAGCATCTGCTAATGCTCCCTTAGATTTGATGAATTTGTTTACAAACTCATTATCCAATGTAATATCTACATTGAAAGGAGGTAGTGCCTTCAAATCAGGTACCGCTGGGATAACTGATGGTGCTGCCAACATATACTGCATCTTTGTTCCTTTATCAGAGAACTTCAAAGCTCCAGTTACTTCCTCTACTGAGATGTTGTTATCCAACACACTCAATAAACCTTTTAACTGAGATGTAGTGTAGATACCGAACTCACCATTTGGGAATTCAGATTCTGCTACTGTAACATCACCTAAAAGAGTCTTGTCATCTGAAATCATACGAACCGAAAGGTTTGTATCATCAGATTTAATCATCACCGATTCAACCTCTCCACCAAGATTGTAACGATTAATAAAACCATCGAATTTTACTTTTTCCATAATTGTGTTTTAATATTTATTATTGAATTACAAATATACAAAAATTATTTGATACTACCAAACACTTTTTGAATTATTTCTATTTTATTTCCCATATCTTGCTCAACTAACTTCCCACCATCAAATGATGCGAATGTTGGTAAGTTTGATACAGTTGCAAAATTTCTACTATTGGGATATGCTTCTGCGTTTACATATACGAATGTAGTATCTTCGTTTTCTGATGCCATTCTTTTGAATTTAGGTTTTGTTAATCTACAATTCCCACACCATGGTGCCCCATACATCACCATTACTTTTTTGTTTCCATTTAGGATTTCCCCTAAGTTATCACTTTCTAATTCTATCATAATTTATTTATTTAAAATGAGAAAAACTTCTCTGCCGTTTTTGTTGATGATAAAACTGCTCCCCAATTCAATGCTCCATAGAAATCTTCTAATTTCTTTAGGAGTTCTCTTTCGAAGATTTTATCATAGTTAATATACGTTGTTACTAAGTCCATTATTTCCTTTGGGTCATCGTAACCATTTAATGCTACTGCATCCAATCCAAATGGATTTTGTTTTAGATATACCCATTTAATCTTATCACCATCTCTTAGTGGTGCGTAAGTTTTATCTAAATTCCAATGTTTCAATAATTGATTATAAGCGATTGATGCTTTTACGTGCGCTGGACAACCTGATGGGAATTGGAACATTGCTGTTTGTTCTTTCTTCTTTGGCATATACTTTGATAAGTTTTTCACAGCCCCAGCTTTAGCAATCTTAACTACATCCATATTTACCAAATCATTTTTGAAATTGTAAATCTTATCAGTAAGTTGTTCTTCAGTATCACCTCTTAGAATTTCAATAAGTACTTCACTCATAAATTCTCTAAATGCGGCTGGATATGATGAACGTACAACATCCAATCCCTTTACATCCAACTTATCAACAGCCACACCATTATCTGAGATAATCCATTGTGCGTATCTTTTCTTAGCAATCCAAATACCAGCTTTAGATACGAATTCCTTCTTAATCTCAAATCGGTGTTTATCAATGTTGAATACTTTCTTAGCCAATATATCATAGAAGTTGTTTAGGTAATCCTGCACTTCACCAGCTATATCATTCACAAAACCAGCAATAGTTTCCTGGTCATTATCCTTCCAATTTGGAATACGTTTATCCATTAGAGGTGCCGCTGAAAAGAATACCGAATCCGTATCAATATAGATGTTAGAATCTGCCTCAGGTGTTCCCAACTCCTTATTGTATTTGATGTTAGTCATATCTGCAGTTGATTTAATCACAGTTTGACCTGTTGTTGTTACCGCAGTTGCGTTATCCACATCATAGAATCGGAATGCTGGTAATCCCAATACCCCATATAATGAGTTTAGAAGAATCTTTTGTACTAACTGTCTCTTCTTATAGAATGCGTACTTTTCTTTATCACCTTCCTCACCATACTTCTTTTCCAACTTTCTGAATTCTACCCTTTGTGAGAACCACAAATCCAAAATATCAGGAATACAACCTGGCGTATCGGTTCTATACATTACACCATTAGATGCGATTGAATATTTACTCTCATCAAATAACTTTTGTAAGTTATCTCGCTTTATCCAATTCTCACCAATTTGATATTCATCAACCTCACCTTTGATGAACTTCTGAGCATCCCAATCCTTAATCTTACCAACTTTGGTTTCAGGTGAAATATTGATACTCATAATGATGGATGGGTATAGAGATGTTAAATCCAAATCATAAATCCATTCATACTTTCCAACAATAGGTGCTTTTACATATGCCCCAATGAACTTCTCTTCATTGTTATCCTTCATAGCCTGCATTCGTTCTCTTCTATCCGCAGGTTTGTTAGGTGCTACGATGTTCTTACGTTTAAGATACGTTAACAATGCCCCTTCCAAATACTTTGATGAATAAACGAAATCTTCATAAGGAACATGCCCAGCGTGGCAGATACCCCTAGCGGTATCAATGAACTGAAGTTTCTTATCAAAATCAACAACCAATTCAACATCCACTAAGTTATACTCAATGAACTTTTCAATATCGGTTGCAAATAAGATATCCAAATTCCCCTCATATTCAATCTTACCTCTACCCAATTCTCGTTGAGCAATAGAATCCAATCGATATGAATCTAATTCCGAATAAGTAAAGTTCTTATACAATGAAAGGTAATCCAAATAAGATACACCAGCCATAAAGTAACGTTTACGATAAGGAGACCAGAAACATTGTCCGATTGGTGATAATCGATTTGCATGACGTTCACCCAACAATCGTTTGATACGATTGTATAACATAGGTGTATCGAAATAATCAATGTTCCAGCCAGTTACAATAGTTGGATTAATCATCTCATATAACTCCAAATACTTCATCAACATATCCTCTTCGGTTCTGAAAGGAAGTACAATTGCCTTATCGGTTTTCTTTTCCAACATTTCACCCTTCTTATCCATAACCAACACCCAATATTGATTGGTTGCTGAATCATGTAATGCGATTGATGTTAGTTCGTTTTCTGCTTTCTCTGGGTCAGGTAATCCACTCTCCATCTCACACTCAATATCATATGTAAGTGTAATGTGTCCTTCTGATGGTAAATCTGAGTCCGTATAAGTATCTACCAAAACTCTCGTAGTTTCAGGTACATCACTTTCGAATAGATTTACATCATCCTTTGTGTACTTATAAATCTTAGTTACCTTATCACCATACAAAGTGGTATATTCACCATTTGCTGTCTTTTCATAAGCGTATCGAGTATAAGGAAAGGAACGATATCCCAATTTATCATCCCAAATGTGAACTAAGTTCTTTTCTCTTTGATAATATGCGTTTTGGTACATTAAGTCTTTTTTATTTGTTTCAAATATACGAAATATATTTGGTTAATCAAAGGATTTTCTTGCCATATTTACAAAGTTCTCTTCGATGTTCCAACTCTTTAGTTGATTCTCCCATAGAAGAGCTTCTGCAATGTGAGTTACATCAGGTCTTTGGATTTCACCATCTAATAACTTTACAACCATTTCTTTAAACTCATCTTTACTATTGTAAAGTAATGGATAATCATCATCCACCATTTCAGAATAGCAAAAATCGTTTGGTAATAGATATGGTACACCTCTACTCAAACCATCGGTTGCACTCATACTCCAAGCTGAATAACCTTGGAATGTACCTACTCCAAAATGAGCCTTAGATAATTGATTTAGATATACATCTCTATCTGAGTGTCCAATGTATTTGGTATAAGGTTTACCCATATCTTTTAGGGATGTGTAAACTTTGAAATCTTGTCTTTCTTTCCACAATTCATCCATAGTTTCAAAGAACCACTCTGAACCAGTATAAACACCTTCTCTATGATTAAATACAATTGTTTTATCATCATATTCACCAGATGGTGTTGCTGAATCACATCCTAAATACCAAGGTTGAATAATCTCTTCTAATTTATCAGTAATATGTGGTTGGAATGTTTCGGATGCTCTTTTAATAACCAAATCCTTTACCCATTGTGAGTTTACACCACAAACTTTCATTTGTAACATACCCTTTACGTTTCTCCAAAATGAGTTATCATCTCTAGCTCCATTATCTTTGATTTCCCACCAATGACAGTAACCAATGATTGGTTGCATTTTATTATAGATGCGTGAAATCTTAAACTCATTAGTCCATTCAGGTAAATGGCTCCAAACTAAGTTGAATTCTCCATTATATTTCTCAATAGTTTTCTCAAAGAATTTATGGGGATAATCTACTCTCATTTTAGCCGGAAAACAATCTAGTGGGTCCATTTGTAACATTGTTACATTTGGATATTCAAAGGTATTGATAATACCTGGATGGTTATGCATTCCACCACCTGGATATGGAAGTACCCACTCCCACTCTTTACCGATTTGTGTGTTATCTAAAAAGGACTTAAACACCAATAGGAACGAATCCCTATTGATGTCTTTTACTTGTCCAAAGTTTGTGTAATTTGGTATAACTAATACTCTCATTAATCTATAATTTGTTTATTTGATTTTCTAATATTAGCTCTTTTATTTCTAAGAACTAAATTTTCTTTTGAAGTATCGTTTCCACCATCTCTAGCTTCTTGATGGTCACCTTCTATTATAGAGTTAGAACCCATTAATTCTTCAAAAGTAAACTCATTACCACTAGCATCCATCCAATCATTCTCAATAGCAGCTTCTAACTTATCATTTTTGGTGTAATTTTTAGTATCTACTAACGATACAACACCAGATGCGAATAAGTTATCGTAATCATTATTGAATTCCTCAATCATTAGATTACTTCTAAGTTGAATATCATCTGATTTTTTAGCTCCACATTTTCTTTTAAATGATTCTGAATTTGTCATTTTCTTACCTGTAATGGGTTCAACAACAATATTACCATCACTATCTTTAATATAATAATCGGCTTCTCTTAACTTAGATTCCATTTTCATAAACCAATCCATAAATTTGTTTAGATTACCAATCTTAACCTTCTTTTGGAAAGAGTTTAGAGGATGTGATGAAGTTTCTAATATTGTAAGTAATATGAATAAGTTATCTAAAAGTGTTCTTTCAAATTTTACACTTGAAACTGTGTTTGTTAAATCCACTACTTTAGATACTACTTTTGTTGATTTTTTTAATTTTGAAGTAGATTGTCCATCTAATCCTACCACAGATGATTGTAAATCCAATTGGGATTCTTTTGGCCATTTATAGATATCGTTCTTCAAAACATTATAGTAATAACTAATCCACTCAGAAACCATCAATGAATCACCCTTCTTTAAAAGTGAATATGCACTTGATAAGTTTTTTGTATTATTGAACATAGCTTCCAACAAAGGATTATCATTCATATAACTCATTAAAAATCTATTAAATTTAGATGGTACAATGATTCTTCGTTCGTGATTATTCCAAGGTTCACCAATGTTAGTGTAAATCGTTACATCTACCATATCTTGTAGTGTTGCCTTATTTATCATTACTAATGTTAGTGGAGTTTCCAATACAGAATTTTGAGTCTCTTCAGGCATATCCTTAAACTTAACACCTTTCATATCATACGCAATGGGAGTTTTACCATCTCTGTTGATATAATCAATTACATTTTTATCTAACGTAAATTTTGATTTAAGAAAATCCTCATATGTTTTTACTCTATGTTGACCATCAATGTTTAGATACTTCTTACCTTTTGATTTTAAATCAGATAGATAATCGATAGTTTCCTTTATTGCCGAATATTGTGTATCATCCTCATCATAATCTGAGATGATTCCATTACAATAATCTAAACATCCTTCTATACTAATAAGAACTATTGTATAAATGTTAGAATGACCCTCAAAACAAGCTCTCATATGTTCAGCTTTAGTTTGGTCATCCCATTCGGATAACAATCTTTGAAGTTGGTGTTTATCTACATGAATGTAGGGAAATAATTCTCTGAGTTTGTTTAGAGTTCCACCCGTTAGAACTTTTGCATCAATTGATTTTTTAAATGCCATAATATAATAATTTAAATGGTATCGTTGTTGAGGTGATACCTTACCTCATATTTAACAATTTTGATATCGTTATAGAGTGATATCAACTCTTTTACTTTGTAAATATAAGAAAAAGATTTGAATATACCAAATCTTTTCTTAATTATTTTACCAAAAATTTATTTCGTTTGATTCTTCTGGTGCGTATGTTGTGTGATGAACAATATCAGTATTATAATCGTTCAAATCTTTTGGATAAGGTCTGATTTCATGCTTTAATCTACTCATCAAATCCTTTTTCTCTTTTTTGTTAGTAGCAAGTATCTGAATGTATCGATGTTTAGGTGGTTCTTCTCTTCTCCAAAATTCTTTGTAACCATCTTTACCTATTTCCTTTCTAAGGTGTTCCAAATTACCACTTCCCCAATTATTATAAACTGTCCTACTATGAATCCAATCATATGGGTCATTTGATAGTGAGATACCCCAATTTGGCATCAACGCGATGTCCGTGTTCAAACCTTGATAAATCCAATTGGTAGCTTTGTAAATACCACCAACATGCCCTTGCCCATTATTAGCGTAAGATAGAAGTACTTTGATGTTTTTATCGTTATCCTTTAACCATTGGAATGTTTTACCTAAAGCACAACTTTCAATGTTCGAACCATAACCATCATCTACATATAAACGAGTAAGTTCTAAGATATTATCCTTAGTTAATCCTTCACAAACTGAAGTAGATGCCTTAGCACCAACTGGGAATCCATATACAGCTACACCTACTAATTCTTGGTCATTTCCAAATACATCCTTTTCATCCATCGTATGATATATACCCAAAGCGTACCTACATGCTGTCCAAGCATGAGTGTAGTGCTTTTTGATAATCATATCCTTAGCGATAGATTTAGCTATTGGTGCTACACTAATTTTAGTGGCATCACAATAATGTTTTCCTTCTTCCTTCATTTATATTACTTACACCATTCTTTGAATGCGATTTCATATGCATCCACTTTACTAAGTTTTGGGTTTTCTTTCATTTCTTTGTTAGCCCAATTGATTACTTCATCTCTCATATTGTGAGCAAATGCCTCCATTAGTATTTCTTCGATGTGGTCCGAGTCAGTCATAATTCAGTTTTTATTTAATATACAAATATACGAAATTAATTTGAAACCTCCAAATTTATTGGCTCCATTTTTATAATTTCTTCTACAAATTCTTCGTTTTCTTTTGGGTATGGAAATATTGGATGTTTTATGGTTTTCATCAACTTCCTTCTTATACCACCTTTTGCCAATATGTACACATATCTATGTTTTCTTGGATTCTTGCGTATCCAAAATGTGGATGAACTCATCTTTTGAATTTCATTTGGATTGTTTGTTCCGAATTTGACATAAGAAGTTCTTTGATGATGCCAATCACCATCTTCTTCCCAACGGAAATCCCAACTATCGTTAAATCTGAGTTTGTTACCTTGATACAACCAATTCGTTGCTTGGTAAATTGTTCCACAATGTCCCTCTTTAGGGTCTGAGTAAGATATTAATCCCTTTATCTTAGGAGCGTTTTCTCTTAACCAATCAAAAGTTTGAGATAGGAACCAACTTTCGATATTTGAACCATATCCATCGAATACAAATAATCGAGTAAGTTCTAATACCTCATCTCTTTCTAATAATGGTGTGATTGATTGTCCAGCACTTCTACCAATTGGGTCTCCATAACAAGCTACACCAATTAGTTTATCTTCAACACCACTAAAGAATGGATGCTCTTCTACTTCGGAGGTAAATAAACCAATAGCGTAGGATACCTTTGTCCACAATCCACTATAATGGTTGTTTACAATGATATCCTTCGCTACCGATTTCGTTATGAGTCTTATCGATAGTTTTGAAGTATCGCAATATGTTTTGTTTTCTTTCATAAACTACCAGACCAAAATTCGTTCAAATGTGTCCAAGTTTCATTTCGAACAATTCTTAGAATATTGGCTGAAGAACACTTATTGTTTCGAGCCATAACTCTCACATTTCGGTGTCCCATTTTCCATAACTTTCTTATTTGTATAACCTGCTCATCTGTCAACTTTGAAGATGGATGAGACTGACCTCTTAGTATTGGCATTTAACTTGCTTTTTTTAACTCATTGATTACATTATTATATGCCAACTCTGATTGTAACCCTGATAATCGTTGGATTTCTTTACCATTTTGTTCTATAACAACTAATGGAATACTACGAACTCCATACTTTGCAGCTTCTTCAAAATCTTTATCTACATCAAAGTCAGAAAAGGTAACATCAGTATGTTCGTTTTTTAACTTATTGATTGTTGGTGTCAATGCTTTACAAGGTCCACACCAAGTTCCATAAAATTTCTTTACTTCTATCATAATTGTTTTATTTAATTGTTTACTCTATCCATCACAACTTAAACATTCCGGGTCCATTGCTTGTGTTGCAATATCACCTCTGAGTACTGATTCAGTTCTCATATAATATAACGTCTTTACACCTTGCTTCCAAGCTTCCATCGTTACCTGATTTATCCACTTTGGAGATGCGGTTGATGGGAATGCTAAATTTAATGAAACTGATTGGTCAATATATTGTTGTCTAATACCTGCCTGTCTTACCAAATCCAATTGATTAATTTCTTTGAACGTTTTAAATACACTCTTAATAGTGAATGTTTTATCATTTTCAGTTTCATCTACATCAGATAACTTAATCACCTTACCATTCAAATAACACCATTCATCCAATTCTGAGATATCTTGTATTGAACCACCATCAGCCATAATCTTATCCCAAATTTCTTTGGTATTGATTCCAACTTTTCGTAGAACCTTTTCCAACTCTTTATTCTTACGAATAAACGTTCCTTTAGCAGTTTGTTCAGTAAATATATTAGCCGCCCAAGGTTCAATTCCAGCTGATACATCACCACTCAATTTAGAGTTAGATACAGTTGGTGCAATTGCTCTAAGGTGAGTATTTCTCATCCCACTATCTCTACACCATAATGGTTCTCCATATTCATCTGCCATATCTCTACTCGCTCTTTCAGATTCAATCTTTAGTTGAGAGAAAATCTTACGAGTTTCAAATTGTGCAGTCATACCTTCAAATGGAATACCATTCTTTTGTAAGTAAGTGTGCCACCCTAATACACCCAATCCTAATGCTCTACCTTTTTCAGCAGAACGTACCGAATTTTCAAAACCCTTTAGGTTCTTAGCCTTTTGAATGAATTCTGAAAGAACCCCATCTAAGAACCAAGTTGCGGTATAAACTAAATCAGTATCTTTCCACTCATCGTATTTAGCCACATTTAGTGAAGAAAGACAACACACAAATGAATGTGATTCATCGGTATGTAAGGTGATTTCAGAACAAATGTTAGTCATATGAACTTTCAATCCATTTTGCTTATATGGTTCTGGGTTTTGTTTGTTTACATTCCCTTTGTACATAATATAAGGTTCACCAGTTGCTTTACGTTTCTGAAGTAATTTACCCCATTTTCTACGAGCTTCTTCATCACCATTTTCCAACTTTCTCATAAACTTATCACCCACTACCGCACATTGGTGTAGATTAAGTGATTGTCTATTTACATCACCCTTTGGTTCTCTAATCTCCAACCACTCTTCAAAATCCTTATGGTCAATATTTAGGTTAACCGATGCTGCACCTCTACGAACTGAACCTTGATTGGTTGCAAGGATTGTTGAATCGTAGATTTTAGCGAATGGAATTACACCATCAGATGTACCATTTCCAGTAATAGGTGCCCCAGCTGGTCTGATTTGGTTGATACCAATACCAACTCCTCCACCATGTTTTGCCAATAGCATCAATTCTAAGTTTTTGCTACCAATATCGTAGATTGAATCAGCTACATCAATTCCGAAGCAAGAAATAGGTAATCCCCTATCGGTACCAGTATTTGAAAGTACAGGTGTAGCAAGATTCAACCAACCTTTCCAAATGTAATCAAAAAACTTCGATGCCATTTGTGGTTTATTTAAACGTTGAGCAACTTTTGTTGCTACACGCCAATACGCATCCTTTGGTTTTTCATCATTGATTAAATACCCCTTAGAAATTGTTTTTACATATATTTCGGTGTTAGCCCATTCAGGGAAATCCACACCTAACTCCCAACCTAAATCTTCTCCGTAATTCTTAGCCATTTTAATTTTCGTCTTTTACAAATACACCATTTACGGTATTTCCTGTTCTATCTTTAATTTCATTCCATGCTGCTTCCAAACATTCAGTTGGATTCAATCCCATTTGATAAGCAAGGATAATTAGGGTAACAAAAGTATCACCAATCCCATCCATAATCTCATCAGTTTTCTTATTCTTAGCAATGGCACCTGCAGTTTCACCGAGTTCCTCCATCACTTTCATTAGTTGTTTAGGAGCGTTTTCTTGTTTAAGGATATCCTTAGCATCAGCCCATCCTTTTACGTTATTTATTAATTCGTCAAATGTCATTTTAATATTGTATTTTTTAAATTGTAGGTTCCGAATAGTTCTTCACCTTGTTTAATGGGTTTTATTATCTTCTTTGTTACAGAATCAACATTACCATCCTCTTCCTTTGTATTAACGTATGCCCAAGGATTCGATAAATTAAAATACGAATCTTTAAACAATCTAAACCAAATAAACGGATATTCTTTTCGATTTTCATATGATTTTAAAATCAAAAATTTAGATGAATCTGGTAATATATTAAATTCATCTTCCGATACTATATATGATTTAGTTTCACCACCCCATCTGATAAAAACATCCTCACCAACTTCCAAGTCTCTAAGAGCAAAAGTCCCAATGCCATGTGTTGGTGAGGGTGCTATATCAGTTTTCAAACATTCATTTAAATATGTAAATGGTTTCATACTACAAATATACGAAATTTATCTCAATTTACCAAAGGTTTATTAAAATAAATCTCCCCAATCTTCACCTTCACCCGCCTTTGAATAATCGGTAGGTCTAACTGCGAAGAAATCGGTATGAGTCAAACCACCAGTTAAGTGATAGAACCACTCTAAGTTCTCAGTTTGCTCTTTGTTGTATTCGAAGATGGAATCGTATCCCAACTCCTGTAATTTGGTATTTGCTCTCGCTTTGATAAATTCTTTCAAATCAGATGATGATAGATTTTCTAAATCACCCATTTCAAACATTTTATCAATGAATTTTGATTCCAACTCAACTATAAGTCTAGCTGCCTCTTCGATAGATTCTCTACTATCACCTTTAAGTTCAGGAAACTCATTACACATTTCTCTAAACAATTGACAACCCATCTTTGAGTGAAGTGATTCATCTCTAACACTCCATTTCATTTGTTGCCCAATACCCTTCAATAGATTTCTCATTTGGAATGAATATAGAACAGCGAATGAAGAGTAAAGTGAAACACCCTCACTAAATGCTGAGAAGATTGCAAGTGAACGAGCCACTTCCTGTCTAGCTTCAGAATTTTTCTCCAAATCGGTATGTGTCCAATTGTTAGTTGTTGCTGTTAGGAGTTCAAACTTCTCAGCTGTTGCAGGTTCATGCAAAAATGCCGAGAAGTCATCCAACCCTAATGTTTCATTTAAATATGAATATGCCGTTGCGTGGATTGTTTCTTGGGAACCAAACATCATAGCCATCTGCTTAATTTCATGCTTTGGGAACCAATTGGTAACCATCGTAGTCCAATAATCAGATACAGCACATTCAGTTTGAGCAAATCCCAAAAGAATGTTACCAACTAAGTTTTTTTCTTCTTTAGTAAGATGTTCGTTCCAATCCTTTACATCACCCTGCATAGGTATCTCAGTATGTAGCCAAAACGCTTGTGCTTGTTTTAACCAACCCTCAGTATAGTAATCAGGATATTCAAATGGTTTGTAAGGAATTCTTTCTTTAAATAATTTGCTCATAATTGGTTTTATTTAGATTCTTCTACTGAAAGTTTTCTATAATCCGTTACCAATTTTTTAATCTCACCAATATGTTTGCGAGCTCTTGATTTAGCTGCTTTGGTTGTTCCGTTGTGATTTTCTTCGAACGCTACGAATAGTTCTTGAATTTGTTCGAATACTTCTTGCGATGTTGCCATAAATTTTATTATTTTTAATTGTTAAAGTTACCAACCCTTATTTGAGTTGGGTGAATATAACTATCGTATATATTCTAAAATGAATAAATTTTTGATAGTATTTTTTTATAAATTACTTTTTGATATTTTGAGTACCCATCATAACTCAGGTGTTAAAATACCTTAATTGTAATTTAATAGATTTACAATCACTATCCAAAGTTTTCTACATATTTTTTGTGTAGTAATTGCTTCTCCATTTCTTGCCCATTTGCCGATTCTTTCTGAGTAATGATTCCATCTGATGAGTTACCATCATAAACCTCAATGAATCCATTATTAGTATCCATCTTAGATGGGAATGTAATCCCATCAGGTCCAAAACGATTCTTCATAATGTGGAATCTAGCAGTATTGTTCAATTTATCTTTTGCTTTCCTACTGATACTCATAATGAAATCTGCGTTCATTACCTTAGCGTAAGAATCCGCTATCTTGTCAGCTTCAATAACTTCTGAATCAATTGCTGAACGATTGGTTTGGGATGCTGTCCAAATTGGAATACCCAACTCACCACTTATACCTCTTAACTCAATATATACACCACCCTGCTCACCATAAGTTGAATCGGATTTATTTGTATGAGATAATAACAAATCAGCGTAATCAACTATTATCAAATCAGGTTTATTACCCGCTGCTGTCATTTTCTCAATATGTGCTTCTATTTTCTTAGGAGATACACCCTTTGGTGGATAATACTTAATCAAAAGTTTACCTCTCAGTTTACTAATCTTATCCAATACTATTTCTTTCTTCTCCTTCACATCAGCTGATGGAATTTGAGTAAAGACGGTATCGTAACGTTGTCCAACATAATGTTCTGAAAGTTCTAATGAGTAGTGTACTACGTTCAATCCGGCTTTTACAGCGGCTGCTCCTAATGCACATAATACCCAAGTCTTTCCAACACCAGATGGTGCAACTGCTACTCCCAATTCACCAGGTCCCAAACCACCATCCATTACATCATCAATACATTCCCATCCAGTTGAAACTGAATTTCTATCAATCTCAGTTGTTCTTTCCTCAAAGTCCAAAAGGTAATCATGTCCCAATTCGGAATCAACTCCCACCTTCATAGCCTTATCTACTAAATCTTTGATTCTATCGTAGTTTCCAGCTTTGAGTAAATCAATTGATTCAACAATTGCCTGTTTTAGATTTTGGTTGATACAAAATGATGAAAATTCCTTCTTCACATAATCTAAATCGGAATCACCAATTTGTGTGAATACTGATTTTAGTTGCTCAATTACATTTTTTTGAAATCCCTTATCATCCAACTTAGAAACCTCAACTTTAAATACATCTAACGTTGGTGATTTCTTAAACTCAGTATGATAGTTTATAATCTCCTCAGCAATCCACTTATTTGATTCAGCTTCAAAAAACTTTGGATGTATAATTTCACTTAATGTATCTAATAAACGAACATCAGCAATCAAAGATGATAACACCTTTGTTTGAAATGATTGTCCGAATTTAGCAAGAGTATCTATATTTTGCATCTATAACCTAATTTGATTTCACAAATATACAATAAATTTGTGATAAAACCTAATTTATTTTGTAATAATGTTGTGGAATGTTGATTGTAACCAATCATTAATATCCCGCCAATTCTGAAGTACCTTATATTTATTACCCACTTTAAGGAAATCTAACTTATTGAACTGAATATCCTCTTCAGCAAATCTGTCCAATATTTTCAATTTCTTATTGGTTGGGATATGTGGTTCATCCAACTCCATTAATCTCTTATTCATCAAAAGTTGGTCTTTTGCTTCTAAGATATCATTATAAAGTTTAATCTTACCACTCTTCTCCTCACACATTTGGAAGAACTCCTCATGTGTTATAAGCCTATCCTCAGAAAGTTCAGGAAACCTCTTTAAAAGAGTTTTAATACCACATCCTCTAATGCCAGGTATGTTATCAGATTTATCACCATCCAATGTACGATACAAAAGTAGGTTTTGAGGCCATATTCCAAACTCATCAAATACAACTTGTCTATTATATAGTTTCTTTTTGGTAGGTGAGAACACCAATACCTTATCAGAAACTAATTGTAGAAAATCCTTATCAGTTGAAACAATAACAACTTCACCATCTAACTCATTCTGAGTATATTGAGTTAAATATGCAATGGTATCATCTGCTTCAATTCCATCATAAACCATAGTTGATACTGGTAAGTAATCTAAGATATCATTCAACCAAACAAATTGTTGTCTCATTGATAATCTCTCATCTTCCTCACTCATCATCTCACCATAGGTACGATTTACTCTAAATCGGTTTTTCTCTCTACCAGCTTTGTATCCTTCGTGAATCTGCTTTCTGGATTTAGAACCATCTTTACCATCGAATGTAACCACAACTCTCGTTGGGTTAAATTCTCTGATTTGATATCCAATGGATTTGAGTGAACCAATCACCCCACCCGTATGGTCACCATCCTCATTCATTGTGGGGTTGGTTGTCCAGCTACGGATGAAGGTGTTTAGTCCATCAATAATAAGAACTCTACTGTTCCTTTCTCGAAGGTGATTCGTTTTGTGTTCCTCACTTACTTCGTTGAGGATATCTTTGTAGAGTTTTTTCATTATGTTGTTGTTGTTGTATAACCATTACCATTAACCAATCCAACCTGTGTAGGGGATAGGTACTTTTCAATTGCTTCCAATCTATCATCTGCATCTACCAACATCTGAAGTGCTTCTTCAGCGTTATCGTAGAAATCTTTTGTAGAATGGTCACCAATTCCAGCGGGATGGTTTTCCAACAACTCCAACGTAAGGAGTGCCTTTGCTCTATCAGCTTCCGCTGATGTGCGTAACATATTTGCTAATTTACTCATAACTTATTATTTTTTAATTTTAATCTCCAATAACTTGGTCATCTACTACTAAGTTATCCAAATCTTCAGCTGCTGATTTATATTCTCTGATTGTTGCTTCACATATTTTGTTATAAATCTGCTCTTCCAACTCTTTGTTGTTTTGTAACAACTCAGGGAAATCTTTAGCTTGGAATTTGTGTTCCTCACCAGTTTCAGTATCAATGTAAGTGTACCAAGCTCCACCCTGTTTAAGAATACCATTCTCTTTCATAACAGCCAACCATGCTCCATAATTATCAATACCTCTATCGAACATTATTTCAAAATCAGCGTGTCTAAGTGGTGGTCCCATTCGGTTTTTAACAACCTGTGCTCTTACCTTAATACCAACGATTCTATCAGTACCATTTACCTTCGCCTTAATCGTTCCCATACTCTTCAATCTCAAACGAACCGATGCGTGGAAAGCGATTGCTTTACCACCACTCGTAGTCCAAGGGTCAGAGAATGGCATTGCGTTCATCTTCTGTCTCAACTGATTTGTGAAAACCAATGTGATTTTCTGTCTACCAATTAAGTTAGTGATTTTACGCATTGCCTTTGAGATAATAATTGCCTTATCGGTAGCATATCCATCTTTACCATAATCTGCATCCATCTCCTTTTCAGTTGATGCTGCTGCAACTGAATCTACTACGATAGTTACGAGTCTATCTTTCGATGCTACTCTCACCTTTTCAATAATAGTTTCAGTATATTCGAAACATTGTTCTACTGTCTCAGCTGCTACATATAGTAATTTAGATACATCCACACCGATTACTTCTAAGAACTCTTTACTTACTGCGTTCTCAGTATCAATTAGTACTGCAAGTCCACCTTTCTTTTGTGTTTCCGCAAGGAGGTGAGCTGATACTAATGATTTTCCAGATTGTTCAAGTCCAGTAATCTCTGCGATTCTACCAACAGGGAATCCACCATAAGGTCTATTCGAAATGGCAACGTCTAGCATTGATGCTCCAGTTGAAACCCAATCAGATACATCGGTAGGAGAATCTCCCCCATCCAAAAAGAATGCTACCTTTTGGTCTTTTGCTTGTTTGTTAAGAGATTCGGCAAGTAAACTTGCCAAATCATCTTCTTTTGTCTTTTTTGCCATTAAGTTTTAGGATTATGAGTTAAATAAATCGTCAAATGCGTTTGCTACATCATCCAACTTCTTTCTATCTTCTACCGCTGGTGCTGCTTGTGGAGCAGGTGCCGCCGGAGTTGATTGTGGAGTTGATGGAGCTGAAAGTGATTGTTGTGATACACTTTCTTGTGCACCTTCTGCTGTTGGGTTTAACCAACCTTCCAACACACCTTTCAATTCATCGTAAGATAACTCTGAATAGATATCGGTAATGTTTGTCTGTCCATCCAACAATTGTTTAACCTGCGCCTCATCATTTGTGATAGGAGTTTGTGATGGTTTAACACGAATGGTAGTTACAGGATAAGATGTTCCTGCATCTTCAGCTGATGTGTACTCAATAGTAATATCTCTACCAGTTGTTGGGTCAGTAATATCACCATAATCCGGGTCAGCGATGTAACCTAAGATTTCTTGGTAAACAGTTTTACCGAATCCCCAAAATTTGATTCCTTCACCTTCTTCACCACGAACAAGAACAGGTACAAATGTACGGAGTTTTGGTTCCATTTTCTTTGCGGCTTTCCAATCTTCTTTATCACCCATACGCTTCAATTTATCAGCGAATTCTACGATAGGGTCAGGACGCCCGAACGATGATGGAGATAAGTAAGTTTTGTTGTTGATGTTGTAGTGAAAATACAATTCAATGAATGGATTCTCTTTGTTGAATAGGTAAGGTACGATTCGTACTTGATGTTTACCAGGAGTTGGTTTCCAAAGGTTACTTTTTGAGTTTCCAGTGTTTTGTAGTTTGTTCAGTCTACCTCTGATTGCGCTCAAATCTAGTGCCATAATTTTTAAAATTTTAAGTGTTTAAATTATTTAATGGTTTTATTTTGGTGTCTTTCCTACACCTTATATAAATATCAAGAAACCTAATTTTAAGAGGGTCTCTCTCCATTTGTTATACAAATATACGAAATAAAATTGATACTACCAAATTTATTTTTACTTTTTTTCATTGATAAAAAAGTCATGCAAAAAGATAGGTGTTTTTTCTCCCACATAGGTGTTGAAAACATTGAATTCAGCATAATCGATTGCATCAATCATTTCCAACTCTAACTCGTTTATCAGAATCTGAATCACCTTTTCTCTTGAATAGAATACAATACCAGTATCCTCCTGAATTCCTATGATTGCATTATCGAATCCTTCTGCAAGAACCAATTCATCCCAATACTCAACTGCTGCATCTAAATCTACTGAAGTACTCATCTCTTTCATATTTTGTTGAATACAAATATACGAAATATTTTTGATATAAACAAATAAAGGGGAGAATTTCTTCCCCCCTTTTGTTTTACCACATTTGTAGTGTTTCGAAAAAAGCTACTTGTAGTTTACACCACAATACTCTTAATTTATGTTTCATCTTATAGTGATACTAACATATCCAATAGTTCCTGTTGTGGGAACATATCGAACTTATCTTTACGAGTGTTAGTGTGAGTCCATACACCTTTTACTCTACCATAGTATGCATCTTCGTTAAATTCAAATGCATCAGCACCATGTTGTTTAACCAATGCAGGTAAACCAGCTGAGATATCGATGTTATCTCGTTCAGCGATGAATTTTAACCACTTTTCTAATGCTTCTATTTGTTTGTTGGAATATCTA